CACCAAGATGCTGTTATAGATGGGGTGTTAGTTGATTGTAAGTCAGCATCGGGCAGAGGGTTCGATAAGTTTAAGAACAATTGCGTATCTACAGACGATCCTTTTGGATACATCGCTCAGATATCTTCTTATGCCGAAGCTAATGGTTTATCAGAAGCTGCTTTCCTTGCTATCAACAAGCAGTCTGGAGAAATTTGTTTATCAAAAGTTCATGAAATGGAAATGATTAATGCTTCAGAACGTGTGCAGTACATTAAAGAAGTGGTTAGTAAAAAAACTCCACCTAGTAAGTGCTATGCTGACATACCTGATGGTAAGTCTGGGAACTTTAAGCTGGCTATTGGTTGCGTCTATTGTTCTTACAAGTCTGACTGTTGGTCTGACGCTAACGACGGTAAAGGATTACGTGTGTTTGATTATGCGACGTATCCTAGATTCCTCACGAAGGTTAATAAGACTCCTAATGTAGAAGAGATTATTAATTAGAGATGCATTGGAAATACTTTAAGAAAGTAGACATAGAAAATAAGTTTGGATTTGTATACTTCATTACTAATAAAAAAACAGGTAAGGCTTACATAGGATGTAAACAATACTGGAGTTACAAGAAAGGAAAAAAACTTAAACAATCTAATTGGAAAGTTTATATGGGGTCGTCCAAACATTTAACAGAAGATATTAAAAAAGTAGGAAAAAGAAATTTTAAATTTGAGATCGTAGGAGAATATAAAAATAAAAGAAGTTTAAAATATTACGAATGCTACTATCAAATGAAACACAATGTACTGTCTTCTGTGTTAGAAGGTACAGATGAACCCGCCTTCTATAACAACTACGTAGGAGGTAAATTTTTTAGACCTGTGGAGAGTTATGAAGAAACATTATAGAAAACTACTAGATGATTTCATAGATAATAAATCTATGAGGGCATCTGTTACTTATAATAAAAGCCATTCCTTATTCATGGGTGTCATACTAAGAGCCTTATTAGATGCTACTAAACCTGAGTTAATAAGAGAAAGCAGTAGAATAAAAGTAGATAGGCAAGCAGCTAAAGCCTGGTTCTTTGCTTCATCGGGAGTAACGTGTGATAATTTTGAAATGATATGTGATGAAGCAGGGGTTACACCTAATGTAATGCGTACTATTACTAAAGAAATTTTAAACTATGAAGACGTTAAAGAAGTAAGAAAAAAAATTAATTCATTCTTTGGAACTGAGGAATAAGGAAAATATACAGATGTCACCAGTAGCTAGCAGTTATCAAGTAGGTGGTACTCATTATAAAGATTGTAAGATACAACCTGTAGAATATATACATGCAAATGATCTTGGATTTCTCGAAGGAAATATAGTAAAATACATTACCCGTCATCGTGCCAAAGGTGAAGGAGCTATGGATATTTATAAGGTAAAGCATTATGCTGATCTTATTCTACAGTATCATTATAATTTAACAGAGGAAGATGGTATCCTCCTATCCCAGGAGTCAACGAATGATTAGTAATCAAGCAACATTACCTACAAACTATCAATCTTTCATACACATGTCACGCTACTCTAGATGGCTAGAAGAAGAAGGCAGGAGAGAAACGTGGGAAGAGACCATCGATAGGTATCTTTCCTTTATGATAGAACATCTTAAAGAAAATTATTCTTATTCTCTATTTGGTACAGAGTTGTCTGACATTCGTAATGGTATGCTTAATCTCGAAGTATTAGGTTCTATGAGAGCATTGATGACTGCTGGCCCTGCATTGGAACGTGAGCATGTCTCAGGTTACAACTGTTCTTATCTTCCTGTTGATTCTCCTCGTTCTTTTGATGAGTGCCTATACATTCTTATGAATGGTACAGGCGTAGGCTTCTCTGTTGAGCGTCAGTATATCAACAGTCTTCCCACTATACCTGACCAATACTTTGAGAACAGTGATGATGTTATTTCTGTTGCTGACTCCAAGGAAGGCTGGGCCAGGGGACTACGTGATCTTATTTCTCTTCTGTATACCAACCGTGTACCCAAGATAGACACTAGTAAGCTGCGTCCTGCTGGTGCAAGGCTGAAGGTCTTTGGTGGTAGGGCATCTGGTCCAGCACCTCTGGAAGAACTGTTTGACTTCACGATACAGACGTTTAAGAAAGCCAAGGGGCGTAAGCTTACCTCTATTGAGTGCCATGATATCATGTGCAAGGTCGGTCAAGTGGTGGTGGTAGGAGGTGTTCGCAGGTCTGCTCTGATCTCACTCTCTAACCTTACTGATGAGCGTATGCGTATGGCTAAGTCAGGTGACTGGTGGGTGGACAATCAACAACGTGCCCTCTCTAATAACTCTGTCTGCTACACAGAACGCCCTGACATGGGTATCTTTATGAAGGAGTGGCTCTCCCTCTACGAGAGCAAGAGTGGTGAGCGAGGCATCTTTAATCGTGCCTCTGCACAGGTGAAGGCAGCTTCCAATGGTAGGCGTGACGGGAACATAGAGTTTGGAACCAACCCTTGTTGTGAAATTATCTTGAGACCTTACCAGTTCTGCAACCTGTCGGAGGTTATCTGTAGAGCAGATGATACCATTGAAACTCTGAAGAATAAGATCAAGCTGGCCACTATGTTGGGTACATTTCAATCTACACTGACAGACTTTGGGTATCTTCGTAAGCGTTGGAAGGATACCACAGAAGAGGAGAGACTACTGGGTGTGTCTCTGACAGGTATCATGGATTGCCCCGCTGTGTATGATGCTTCTCCAGAGGCTCTTCAACAACTAAGAGACGTGGCTATTAAGACTAACAAGAGACTGGCAGAGAAGCTAGGCATCAACCAGAGCACCGCTGTCACCTGCGTCAAGCCTTCTGGAACTGTGTCTCAGCTTGTAGACGCTGCCTCTGGTATCCATGCAAGGCACCACCCTCACTATATCAGAACTGTCAGAGGAGATAACAAAGACCCCCTGACCATGTTCTTGAAGGACAAAGGTGTACCCTCAGAGCCTGACTTCACAGCGCCTGACAATGTAACTGTGTTCTCATTCCCTATGAAGAGTCCCGAGGGAGCAGTGACTAGATATGACATGGGAGCCCTGGCACAGTTGGAACTCTGGCTCAAGATAGCAGACAACTACTGTGAGCACAAACCTTCTGTCACTATCTCTGTCAAGGAGAATGAATGGCTAGAGGTAGGGGCGTGGTGCTGGGAACACTTTGATTCTCTCTCTGGTATATCTTTCCTCCCGTTCTCTGATCATTCTTATAAGCAAGCACCTTACCAAGACATAGACAAGGAAGCGTTTAAAGACTTGACAGAGAAGATGCCAGCTGCTATAGACTGGTATGACCTACAGGAATATGAACAAGGGGACACCACCACTGGATCACAAGAGCTTGCCTGTGCTGGTGGTGTATGTGAGATAGTAGACATTGGAGTATAAAACAAATGACATATCTAATAGACATTGATGACAACGTAGCAGATAAAATTGCCAAAGCTGTTCTCGAACAGATTAAAAATAATACAATAGATAAAGGAGTAATAAATTCTTGTAATATAGTACTAAATTATATTGATCCTATTCCTTTAAAAGAGTTTAAAGATTCAGGCTTTACAGATGATTTTGGAGTGAGTATGGAATAGATGACTAAACAAAGAATCCCAAGGTATCTAGGAGGTTCTCCAAAGGAATCCGTCAGTTTTAAAACTTATGTAAACGCTGTTCTAAAAAGAATAAGGAATTATTTTAAATGAAAGTTACACTGATAGATCACATGGGTACAGACCTCTCGGTGGTGAATGCTGCTAGGGTTTCTTTCTCCAAGGAATCTGAGTGGGAAAGTATCACACCTGCTGGTCCTGTTCCTAACCTGCTAAAAGGATCGGATGAAAAGCTGATTGCTTACCTTGCCAAGCACAAGCACTGGACTCCGTTTGGCCACTGCTCTGTCTCTTTTAGGATCAAGGCACCTGTGTTTGTTTCCAGACAACTAGGCAAACATCAGGTGGGCCTTGTATGGAATGAGGTGAGTAGAAGGTACGTGGACAACGAACCAGAGTTTTATTATCCTAAGATTTGGAGAGGTAGGCCTACTGATAAGAAGCAGGGTAGTTCTGAAGAGGAGATTGACATTAATCCTTCCACAGAAAATGGCCCTGCCATGGTAGATGACTATCACCATGCTGTGAAAAAATGTTTGTGGACCTATAAGCATTTACTAAGGAAGGGTGTGGCCCCTGAGATGGCACGCATGGTACTACCCCAGAGCATGTTCACTGAGTGGTACTGGACAGGTAGTCTTATTGCCTTCAGTAGGGTGTGTTCTCTTAGGATTAAGGAAGACGTACAAGAAGAGACCAGAGACATTGCACAGATGCTAGACGTAGAGTGTGAGAAGCTCTTCCCTGTGTCCTGGGAACAACTTATGAAACTCTCGTAGCTCAATTGGATAGAGCAACAGACTTCTAATCTGTAGGTTGCAGGTTCGAGTCCTGCCGAGAGTGCCAAAAATAAACTTGACATAGTTTAGCTAACCTGTTATAATTCCTCCATATAAAGAATGCTAATTGGTTCTTTATTTTCTTGCTAATAAAGGAGAGTACAATGCAAAATAATACTTTTAATTTTCCATCTCATGTGTGGAATGATTTCTTTCAACAGTCGATAGGATTTGAAAGACTACTCAACAAGATACAAACTAGCCATACTTATCGAAAAGAAAATAGTTCTTATCCACCTTTTAATATTACAAAAACAGACAGTTCATCTTATGAAATTTCTGTGGCTGTGGCAGGGTTTAAAGCTGACGACATTGAAATAATGCAACAAGACAATCTCTTGACTATCGTAGGAGAGGTTAAAAAAACTGATGATAAAGAATACCTTGTAAAAGGTATAGCTTCCCGATACTTTCAAAAAGGATTCTCTTTAAATGAATATGCTATTATAGATAAGGTAATATTAAAAAATGGTATCCTATCTGTTAGTGTTAAAATAAAAGTTCCTGAAGAACAGAAACCAAAAACATTTAATATTGAGGTATCTTAATGCACAAGACATATAATATTTATGTAGGCTATGATTCTAAAGAAGAACTTGCTTATCAAATTCTCAAGTGGAATCTAGAACGTATTGCAAAGTATCCTTTAAATATAATTCCATTAAAGAAAGATATCTTAGAAAAGATTGGAGTATATTCTAGGCAGCATACAGAAATTAAAGGACAGAAGATAGATAAGGTTGATGGTAAACCTTTTTCCTCTGACTTTTCTTTTAGCCGCTTCTTAGTACCTGCTTTAAGTATGTATCAAGGATGGTCCTTGTATATGGATTGTGATATGTATCCGAGAAGTGATATCTGTGAATTGTTTGATGAATACAATGATCCTTTCCATCCACTGTACTGTGTTAAACA